AATGAAGATACTACATCTGATACAATACTCATAGCCAGTATTATAGCATGATAAATTTTTTTGTCAACTATAAATTTAGTCTGATATTATTTATGGTGCCATCAGTCCAATCGTAAACTTTAGCACGTAAGAAAACAAAATTTCCTTTACAATTATACAATTTACTGCTAGTTTCATTTTCTATATAATCTAAAAGCGTTGTATTAGAAACCGTGCTTAAATCCTCTAAAATTACTGTAAACCAATCTTCTTCGTTTGGATTTACATTTAAACATGCTTCTATTTTTATTTTACCGATAAATCCATTTAAACTAACTTGAATAGTATGTAAGCCGTCCGATCTTCCATAATACCCATCACCTTTAAATTTTTCACTTGTAACGATATTTAATGTGCTATCTCCTGGATGTGTTTGTGTAGATAATATTATTTCAGTATTCATCTTTATTTCCTAAATTATTAAGCACCTGTATCATTGTTTAGTGCTTTGACTACTACTGCTAATCTATCAATAGCAGCCGTGATAGTGGTGGGTGCGGTGCCTGACCAATCGGTAGTATTTGCAGGCGTATAAGATAAATTATATAGTTCATCAAAATTATCATTTACTTTATCAAACGCAACTCTTAACGGATCCCCATCTCCTTTATTTGCGCTTGTGCCAATATTAATAGTTTGTTTAGCCATAATTTGTCCTAAATTAATTTTTTATTAAAATTTTCGTTAATTTATTTGCCGGGTTAGCATCAGCAGCAAATTGAATGTAATTGAACACACCAAAGAAATTTCCATATACAGGTTCAGATTCTGACCCATCAAATGTTATTGTATCAAGTATTGCCCAGTCTGTACTAGAGCTACTAGTATCTAATGTACCTTTTAATTCTAAATTACCTATATATCCATTAGCATAGATTGCGTAAGTGTGCAAAGCTGAATTATTATTTATAGCCGGTTCTGCACTAATAGACTCGCTTGTCCAAAAATTTCCATTTTCAGTAAAAGTAGATAATTGAATTGGTTCTGATGGACCAGGAAATGCATAATGGTCTATAAAAATTGTTGCGTTGTTATCGAAATGACTATTGTTATATGTTATTTGTTTATCTCCATTAACATCTATTAAGTATACATTAAATCTTATAAATTGTTGTGGTAAATTTAACATATCATTTTCATATATTGTTACTGTAAATAAACCTCTACTCGCACTACTGTCATCTATAGAATTAATCTCTCCTGTTTTATCAAAAATGAGATTTTCATTTTCATCAAAGGCAACAAATTTTGGAGTGTATAATGAAAGGTCAATCGGTTTTTGATCTGCATTTAAAAGTCTAAATTGGATAGTGTTATCAATACCTCTAAAAAGTTTTATTTGTCTATTATACACTGGCATGTACTCCCAAGAATAGCCGTACTCATTCACAACTAAAGTAATTCTGTTTTTTAATAAATATCTTTGTATCAATTGCATACTATATTTATTAAAATTTGATACTTGTTAAATTTAGAACAAATGCTATTAAGAAATAACATAAAAGAACAATATCCATTCATTAACATTGTCCATTACGGTAATCAAGAATACGTAGGGATCTTAGTCAATCAGGATACGCTCGTTACTACTTTTTTAGATTATGCTAAAATTAAAACCGTACAAGAAAGAAATACTTTTTTAGAATTAGGCAGTATTTGGTGGATGGAAAGTAATAGATTAATTCCAATTACAATTTTTCTAAAAAATGACATTGAAAATCTTTTATATAGTCTAATGACAATGAATACAAAAGACGTTACAGTTATTCAAGGCCCAATTGTAAATTTGAATAATTTATCAGCAAAGAGAATCAAACGGAAGAGTGTATTACTGGTAAGAAAACCAAAAAAGTAATTAAGAATTTTTTAACTGCTCGCAAATTAGATTCATATGAACTACAACTGCAACAGCATATGATATTGCATGTGATTTTTTAAAATAATAAGATCCGTCAGTGGGTTTTTTCCATACTTCAGATAAAATATAATTCCAATCATTTCCTAATAGATATCTTTTAGCAGGTCGAATTATAGCTAAAACTGCTGCTAATTGCTCTATGTTTTTAGGTTTTAATGTTTTGCAAATGTCAGCATGTCCTGATAGATGGAATAATTTTTTTACAAAATCAGCATGCTCTAATAGTTCCCATATTGGTTCTTTTTCCATCAATTCCAAAAGATGTTCTTCATCTTTTATTTCTTTATAGATAGATACATTAAGGAAATCTAACTTAAAAAATCCTCTATCTTCTGCTTCTTTATAATCTATAGTTGAAATTTTCGTTATAGGATCATGCGGTATATCAGTTACATAAATGCCTGTATTGTGTTTTTTATTATTGTCTAATCTTGCTAATCTATAATCTATCAAATCAAGAACTTTGTTACGATCTGCAAAATCAATATCAATATCAGGCATTTAAGTAACCTTTCTTTTTTGCTTTCTTACATGACATTTTCCATTTTAATACAGACACTCTATCTTTCATTGTTATACCTTGTAAATGATCGTATTCATGTAAAAATACTTTTACACTGTATCCAGTAAGATGTGTCCGTTTGTGTTCTAAATTTTCATCATAATATTCTACTAAAATTTCTTTAGGTCTTTTTACTTGAGTAAAAATACCAGGAAAGCTTAAACATCCTTCTAAATCTATATAACTTTCTTCAGTGTGCTGCAGCACTGTTGGATTTATTAGCAATGATGCATCTTTTAAATTATTACCCATTACAAACAATTGTGCATCTAATCCTACTTGATTAGCTGATAATCCAATGCCGCCGTGTTCGAGCATAATCGAAATCATTTTATCTTTGATCTCTAAAGGATCAAAGTCTAAATTATTTAAATCAACTGGTTTAACTTGTGTTTTTAAAATATCTGCAGGATAATAAACTAGATTCATAATTTACTTTCTTTTATAACTTGTTTTACTAAATCTAAATCTTTTGTCTGTCTTTTAAATTTGAGCGCCCAATGTTCTGGATCCATAATATGATATATCATCTTTAACTGCTCTTCGTTAAATTTATCTAGCATATGTTTTCCACTTGCACTATTTAACACTACCCAAGGAGAAATTTTACCGTCTTTAATATGATAAACTGCACGATTTAAAGATACTAAATTAAAATAATGATTCCAAATAGCAGGAGGATTTTCAGCAGCCCACTCTGTCATCGTTATTACACTTCTTTCTAAAGCTGTTGTTACATCTTCTTTTTTTATTAGCTCTATTGCATATTTTTCATATAGCTCTTCTTTGCACCAATGTTCTAACTTGACTCCGCTAGTTACAACATAAGTTACATATTTTTCTGGATATAAAGGCTTTACGTTATTTAAAAAGCTACCAAATTTTACAAAACTATTATAGTATTGACTAGCACAAAAATCATCATATGTTTTATCTATTTTAGAATGCATGCTTTTTTTATAAAATTCGTTAAACGCATAAAAGCCTAATTGAACACGTTTTTCATTTTTTTGCAAAGCTCTTCGCTTTTTTTCGCACATATGAGCAACTAATGTCTTTTCTTTAGTATAAGACGTGTTACAATACTTACACTTAAAACGTTTATTTTCTAACATCTAATCCGTGATCTTCAAATAAATCAAATAAGTCTTCTTCTGTGTTTATTTTTTCTAATAATTCTAATTCATCTAATTTCCTGTTAGGATACAGTTTGGCTAATATTTCTACATTTTTACTTACAATTGTTTTAAGATATATAAATTTATGGAAAAAAATCTTTCCAGTATTACCACATAAACATAAGAGTTGCCATTGAAATTCTGGATCATTTTTCCAAGCCATATAGTGCTTGTTAAAAAATTCATTTGTTTTTAAAACTGCATCTTCTTGTTCTTGCCGATTACCTTGAACAAATGATGCATATCTATTTAACACATAGAAAGATTGCGTAATAGATTTTTTTTGTGCGTCAGTTAATTCTTTCCACACTGATCTTGCATTTAGATCAATAGCTCCTAAAATATCTTTTAAAGGTATTTTATCCATATTAATTTTTAAATTAGATTACAAAAATCAATTACTTCGTGTTGCTTAGAAATATCTCTACAAAAAAATGCACATAATGGATCAGGCTCATCTGACAATGGAACAGATAGTAATTGTCCTGTTTTTATTTTAGGAAAAAACCATTTAACATCATTATAATAATTGTTTACTTTGATTGGACTATAATCAGCTTTATAACTTTTACGTGGATTAAATAAAAAAGCTTCAAAACCTCTATCATTGATACTTGTTAAGGGTAAGACTTCTAAATCTTTTCCAACTCTGCTATCTCCTACTGCAATATGCCAATCTACAGGCATTATGATTTCATTTCCTCTTATATCTAATACTATAGCAGGACTGCTAAAAGATTCAAGAAATACTAATGGTATAAAGAAAAAATCTGGATCAGAAGGATCACTGTTATCTAGTACACTAAATCTAAAATCTTCCTCTAACTCATCGGGCAGGTTATTTAAATCAAATGATTCATTATTAAGCGTTAAAACTTTCATTGTATATCTACCTTTTCTAATGTAAATGGGTATTGTGCGTCTTTATAAAATTTTTTACGTTCTGTTAAGTGTCTTTTAGCGAACTTACATGTACTGGTTATATCCCAAATTTGTACAAAGTCTTTGTCTTTTGCTTTTCGAACACCACGACCTATCGACTGTATAACTCGTACAAAACTTTTTCCGGGTTCTATCAAAACAAGATTAAAAATGCGAGGAATGTTGATCCCCACAGCAGCAACCCCGTAAGTCGCAATAATAACACTATTTGTTGCATCTTGAATGCCGTCATACGCTATCTTTCTGTCTTTTAATTTTACATCTCCTTTTATAAAAATTGAATTTTCTATGCGTTCGTGTAACAGCTCTCCTGCACTGATACGATCAATTAATATAAGGGTGTTACCAGACTCCTTAATCTTATTTAACACTTTTGCTATGTAGTTTACCCGATTTTCATTGGTAACAAGATATTTTAATTCGCTTTGATAATCTCGATGTGCAACTGTATCTATAATTTGCATAATGTTTACATGACAGTTAGACAGTACACCCTTGTCTTGTAATTCTTTAGCAGTAATTTGTCCAATAACAGGTCCTATGCTTGCATGTAGTGCTTCGAACTCAAAACGTTCTTTGGGCACTGTGCCTGTTAGTCCCCAGCGTATCGGAGCATTACGTAGGTTGCGTGTAAGCAAGTTCTTTAAGACCTCAGCCTTTGCCTGATGCACTTCGTCAATGATTATTGTGCTTACGCCGTCTAAGAACTCTGCAAGTGTTAGTACTGCTGTTCCATCCTTGCTTTTCTTATCTAGTATGTTGAGACTTTGCCAAGTGCATATGGTATGCGTTTTGGATAGGTCTTTCCTATCGCCAAAGTATACGCCGCAATCCAGCCCGCAATTTCGGTAATCTTGTTCAGTTTGTTGCACAAGAGATTTGTTTGGTACAACGACAAGTGTTCGTCCATATTTTTCCGCTATGTGTGAAAGTGTTGCAGTAGTAATAGTTTTACCAGCGCCAGTTGCAATTTCCTGTAGACTTTGTGGATTTTCTAAAAAGTTATTTATAGCCTCTACCTGATAATCTCTTAGTATAATATCTTCACCTGCAGCAGGATGTCCTTCTGGCCATTTTACCCCTTGTTGTTTCCAATAGTCTTCTGTTATAGGTTGGAAGTCTAGTGTAACAGGATGCCTGCGGTCTTCTATGTCAGCGATTTCTACATTATTGTTTTGCAGTATTTCTACAATTGTATTGAGATGATTAACGTATCCTGTACCGCCTATACCAAAAAAAGCAACCTTACCGTCCCATCTACCAAGTTTGTACTGCGGCATGTAACGTGCATACGGAACTTCAAATTTAAGTGCATTGGCAAGTTTCCTGCGTATCTCAACAGGTAGACCTTCTAGTTTTATATTAACTTCATCTTCTATAATAAGTTTACATGTTGTCATAATTAACTTGCTTTAAACGCCCAAGTAGAAGGAATAGTATCATAGTGTAAAACTAATTCCGAGGATTCATAATATGAATTAATTATTCGATTGTGTCTAAAGCTTTCCATTAAAATTGTAACATTTGCTTTAAATTGACTAGTAACTAAAGGTTTGGGAATTTTATCTTTATTTAAAAAAACAATTTGTGTTTGTTCTGTAATAGGATTGTTTAAAGATAATTCTTTAACTACCTGATTAAAAGTTGTGTTTTCAGAATTAATATTATCTAATCTAAATAAAACACTTATATTTTTTGGTTGTATTATTTTTTTATATCCTTCATACATTTCTAACAGGTCTATTGATTCTAAATTTTTCTTTAACACAACTAATATAGGAAATCGTTTTAGTTCTATCAATGATGTACAAATATCTTGATGTGTAAATTCATGCCTTGATAGAAAAATAGATTTTTGATCCGAATGTATAATTTTTTTACTTAGACTACTAAACTTGCTTAACGATGCGTCTAATAAATCTTGATCAAAGTACTTTAGCCCAAAACAATCACGTCGATCATAGTATAGTGCCAATGTGCTTAGAGACGGCTTTCCTAAAATTTTTGATACATAGTTTTCTAAATTTTTATGTACATTTTTTAGTTTATAATTATAAATTCCTGGCATAAAATTACTAGGAGTATCTACAAAATTTTTTATTACATAATACTGTTTAATTAATTCTTTGTCAATTTCAAAATTTAAATCTTTAAACCTATCTACAATTTTATATATATTTTTTTCAGTTACTTCAAGGTAATGAGTCTTTGTTTTTGAATCATAAAGTTTGTCAATACCAAATACCCTACTTTGCAAACTTTTTATAAATTCTATATGCTTTATCATTTTTTTAGCATATGGAAATTTTATTGCAAGCATTATTTTCTTATGTAAGTCGAATAAATCCGGAACTTCAATTGTAATTAAGGAAACAGTTTTTCTTCTATCAATTTCTCTGTACGGATGTCTTAAATTATCTAAATGGTTTTCATAATCACTAAAACCATTGGCGATGAGCTGGTCTTTATATTCTATAATTTTTGTTTTAGCTAGAGTATGTTGCCGGTCAGTAAACGCTATATGATTTAATGTTTGGCTACTCAGACTTTTGATTAATTTTATATCTTTAGCATCTAAAATTATTTTATTTTCTGTATTATGGCCTGCTAAAATTTCAATGTAATCTTCAATGTGCATAATACCTTTATTGATAATAATTTATTATATACAATTATAAATTGAAAGTCAATCTTTTTATAGGTTCTCCTGTTGCAATTTCTGATTCTGTCCATTCTGTATAAGCAATATCATTTAACCATTTTTGTCTATCATACTGTTTTAAAGCATTAATTTCATTAATTTTATTTGAAACAGGAAAGGCTAAGCTTTTATCACTAGTAATACAAGGAATGCCGTTGATTATGCTTTGAACTCCGGGATTACTAGAATAATTTACTACAGTATATAAATTTTTATAGATTAAATTGTAATCATCGTATGTGCCAGGTCGCTTTATCGGACGCTGTGAAATTATATTTTTATATTGATGATGAGTAAAAAACCTATTTATTGTACTTCTTGGATGAGGGCGAACAATAATTTGTTTATCAGTATATTTCCGTAGCTCATTTATTGTATCATATAACCATGAATTTGCATACTCTAAAGATGGCCATTGTCCGCTCATTTTGTGCTGGCATGCAATTAAAATTGGTTTATCATGGTTTGTTTGATATGGTTGTAATCTTAAACCTAATGCATTTACTCTTTTACTGTCATTATTGGTAGGTCCAAAATAAGCTCCGTAGTTTATGCCATTCAATCCCATCTTCCATGTGTGTCCTCTAAATAATCCGCCTACTTCTAAAATAATTAGAGGTTTTTTATTAGAGATTGCATTTAGATATATAGGTTTATTCTTCATCATTCTACCATTCCAAAGAATACTCCAAATTACATCAATATCTGCAGATTTATTTTCGATAACCTTATGCCCTAATTTTTGAACTCCTTTACTAAAAGCTTCAAATACAGGTTTAGAGTTTAATGCTCCGTTAGCTGTCCATAAACCAAACTTCATGGTTAAATACCTTTATAACATTTAATAAAGAGTATTTATGAAAAAAATTTTAGTTGTAACAACTTTTAATAAAGATGGCTTAGATTTATACGGACAACGATTTTTAAATTCTTTTGCTCAAAATATAGATAAAGAAATTAAATTAATCTGCTATGCAGAAAAATGCCAACCTAAAAATCCTAGTCCGAAAAATATTTTAATTTTAGATCAAGAAGAAGCATTACCTGAACTTGTACGGTTTAAGAAGACTTGGGGCAATGTTCCAATGGCAACTGGTACATGTCCGTGGCCTAGCAAACGTCCAAAAGATTATCATAAAACTTTTAAATGGGATGCTATAAGATTTTCTAATAAGGTCTATGCAGTTTTTGATGCATGTAACAGAGCAGAAGATTGGTGTGTGTGGATAGATGCTGACTCTTATATCCATAGTCCGTGGTCTCATGCGGAATTCGGTTCAGTACTACCAGATAATGCATGGTTAACTTATGTAGGCAGGGGTAAATCATCTGCAACATGGCCTGAGTGTGGATTTTATGGATTAAAGGTTGCTGATGCAAAATGTAAACAATTTGTTGCAAATTTTAGATATATGTATGAAAATGCTAACATAGGAATTTTTAAATTAGAAGAATGGCACGACAGTTACGTATTTGGTCATGTCTTAGACAAGTTTAAACAAATGTATCCAGACATACATGATTACACTAAAGATATAAATTTACCTATTGCTCGAACAGGCGGAGGAGGACATCCCTTAATCAATACAATATTAGGTAAATGGTTAGATCATATGAAAGGCGATAGGAAAAAATTAGGAAAAAGCAAAAAATCTGATCTTGTGCAAAGTAGAAATGAATCGTATTGGAAAAATTAAAGATATTGTTTCATAAACTCCCATGCTGACCCATTTTGTAATTCGTCAAATTTCCAATGACACATACTGATTTTATCAAGCCACCTTGTTCTGTCAAATAATATAGGTTGTTCAATTTGCTGTAATCTTTTGTTTGCAACTTCGCCATACATGCTATTATCAATATTTGGGTCAATTTGAAAAACTGGTACGCCTTCAATTAAACTTGCTACTCCAGGGCTACTGTTAAATGTAACAGTAGCCCATGCTCTTTTTAAATCATTTTCTAATTTGGGTTCATTACTAAATTGTGCAGTTGGAAAATACTGTTTCATACGAGAAGAGGTCTTTTTATCCCCGGGATGTCCTCTTACAATAATAGGTCGATCGGTATAAATTTTTAAAGTTGTTAAAATACTTTCTAAAAAACTTTTCACTTGTGTACCATGCATACTCCAACCGTTATCTCTTTGCAAACATACAAGGATATGATTTCCTGTTTTTCTATAAGGTTTTACATCTATTTGTAAATCGTGTTTTATTTGTTGCCATTTTTTCTTATCTATATCTTTGTCGAAATAAAATCCTGTACTTCTAAATATACCATCAAAGCTGTAACGTAAGTAATGATGTGGTGTATTTTCTTTATTAAGGTACAAAAACAAATTACTATCTGCGATAAGTGTTTTAGAATTATTAAGTTTTTGAGTTTCTAAAACCTGCTTTCTTAATCTTAAATGAGGCATGTTTTTACTGCCTTCATGAACAAATCCTTGGATCATTGCTAAGTCGCATGGAATAATATTAAAATTTTTTGTACAAATACCAGTGTCGCCTTTTAAATTAACACCTTTGACAAAGAATTCTAAGCAAGCAGATTTTTCAAACTTGTTATTTTTTACAGGAATACCAGACAGGTAACTAACTACTTTCATTTACTGTTGTCCATGCAAAGCCAGATTTCATTTCTGCTACTGTAAATTGACAGTAGGATAAATGTGCCATAAACCTATCCATCTCATCTTTGCTAGGTATGTTTAATGATTCTATTTCTGCTAATCTAGTATTTGCAATATTGCTAGCTGCATTAGGCCCAAGAACAATTGCCGGTTTACCCTCCATTAACGCTTCTACTGCTGCAATACTATTATACGTTATTAAACAATAAACATCATCTTGTAATGCTCCTTGAATGGATTTTGTAGTTACTCTTTCAGTTCTGTTAGGTTTTAAACGAATTTCAATTGGCCTATCTGTATGTTTTTTTAATTCTTCTTTTATTATTTTTACCCATTCTTCAGGACTAGGTTGATCAAAAGTTTCCATTACTTTGATACTTGGAGGACATACTAATATCTTTTTACCAGGCGTAAATTTTTTATATCTGTAACCGAAATTTTTAGCTCTGTCCATAGGACGGTCAATTATTGGTCCTAAATTTTGGAGTGCATTTTTTGTTACTCTATGAATAATTTTTGATTTCCAGTTACCAAAATATCCTGTATCAACTGCATAAAAAGTTCTATTATTTTGCCAACAGCTTTTAATTGCTTTCCGACTACCGCCTCCTAAACCTCTAATAACTAGAGGTATACTTGTTTGTTCTTCTCTATCCCAATTAGAAATATAGCCTTGAGACCCTAATACAAAGTTAACAAGGATAGGATCATAGGTTAATCCTTTTACATTATAATTAATTCCGCCTTCGCTATCAATTGCTACAACCTTACTACCCACGTTAGTTTTAATTTCCTTTATAATTGTTTCTATATCGTTTTTAAAATAAAAATTATTAGGATCTGCCCAATAATCTAAAAGATCAGAAAATAGTTTTTCTTTTTGTGCATCTAAAGCTTCAAATTTATTTATTTTGATTTGCTTAGGCTTTTTTTGTTTTAATTTCCTTTCAGCTATGTACCAATCTATTGCATAATCACATTTTTCATAATCTTTAAACCATGGTCCTCCTTCGGTATAATGTAATGCTTTAGGTACACCATTTTTAGGGCTTTTATACCAACCTACTAGCCAATTCCACTCATGAGAAATTTCTCCAATTTCATTATCTTTTAACCAAGAAAACCTATGTAAATATTGGCCTGTAGTATCAACATCATTAACAAATTCCCGTGTTAATATCTTATTCTTAGGATGACTGCAGTTCCATAATACACAACTACTCCAATTTTTCCTCGGATATATACTTTGTCTTCTATGATCCATCTTTATTTTTTTCTTAGGTTTGTAATCATGTTTTGCACATAATACGGCATAGTTATCTGCATTAATTGTATACTTAAATAATTCTTGTACATCATGTAAGAACAAAAAATCACAATCAATGAATAATGCCCATCCTTCAAATCCTGAAAGATATGGAACTAAAAATCTACTAAAAGTAAATTCAGTTGATCCTAACTGATCAACTCTTCTATAATAATGACCTTCTTTTCTTAATTCTTTTAAGTTTAAAGGTATTATTTCTATATCAAATTTTGCCTTTGTAGTTTCTATTATACTGTCTTCGCACACTTTGTATGCAATATCTTCTCTAGAATCATATCCGATAAAAATTTTATACATGCTAGTATATTCTCCTAATGTAAATTGGCATTATTCACGATAATTTTTTTGATAAACGATTTTGTTCCGTGTGTAAATTTTATGCTTACACAATCTCCGGTTTTTAATTTTAAGATATTTCTTAATTTTTCTGTATGTCCAATTTCAACCCAATTAGGACGCTTTTTGTAATTAAAATCAGGAGGTTTTATAATTATTGCAGGTATATCATTTATGCAACAATTTCCAATTTTAATTTTTTTACCTTGTAAATTTCCATCAGTAATAGTGTATTCAGAATGCCATTGGATGTCAGGTCTATGGGTATCTAATAATACATTTAAAGTGCCTGGATACAAAGAAGGCATATAATTCTTCATCCAAATATTTGAACCTCCTAAACCTTCTATTATTATTCCTTTAAGTGTTAAAATATTTATTTCTGACACCAAAGGGTAGACCTTTTCTTTTGTTTTGGATCATCGTCGCTTGTTTCGCGTATTATGTCAACTTTTTTATAAAAACTTTTTAAAACTTCTATTTGTTTTATTTGTTCTGCTGATTTTCCATTTGTCTCAAATAAACAGTAATTACTATTTTGATATACCCAAGCAATTAAATTTTCCCAATTTTTTATCCACATACACACTGATAAAAGAAAAATTACATCTATTGGGTTGTTTAAAAAATTTATAATAAGGTTAAGATCTTCATTATCTAAATCAAAAGTATAAAAACTTAAATTATTGTAATTATGACTATTTGAAATCCGTGTAGCAACATTAATTAATTTAGGATTATAATCTATTCCAACACCTTCTTTTATTTTATTTTGTAGTTCAAAAAGCATTCCGCCTTGATTACAACCTATATCTAAAATTATTTTTTCTTGAAAATTGTAATTAAGATTTTCTAATCTATATAAAGGTTTCCGTTGTCCTAAAATTGTTTTTCCATGTATGTTTAAAGTGTGATAACCTGCATCATAATTTCGACCATTGTAAGTTTTATCACTGAGTGTGGTATAAGTTAATAAATTTTTTATCTTTGTAAAATTATCATCCATTAATTAAATGTCCTATCGTTTGTTGTATGTGAATATTTAGTTCTTTCAAATAATGACGTAGGATTTAACATTACTATACTTGGTACAGAATAATGTATTTTACAATACAGTAAGTTAGGTTGAATATCTGCTGGTAAGATGCCATATTTTTTTGTCGCTTCTATTAATAATCTTGCACCTGCAGGCTTAATAATATAACCGAATGCACCTCTAATATTATTATTGTTAATGTACTTGAAAGGTCTAGTAAGTTTTGCTTTTTCTTTCTTTTCTTTTAATTCTTGTATAGAAAATGGTCTATGATCTTTTTCTACTTCTGTCAAGTAATTGTAATCGGGATGGTCTAGATATATATGCCTATTGTAGTCTAAATGAAGATAGTGACTAAATTTTGTGGTTACAAAATTTGGAAGGGGTTTTCTAAAAATTGCGTCATATTCTAAAATACCAATAGGAATCCTTTTCCTTAGGCATTTGTGCCATAAAAAATAATGTGAAAGGAAACAGCCTAAAACACCATTATGTTTTATTTTATATTTTCCTAATGGATTTATAAATAACTGTTCGTTTTTTATTATGTTGTCTATATTAGAATATATACCTGGATACGGTTGTGCAAGAATATTAAATTTTTTTGCAGATTGTAATGCTTCTTGTAAATAAATTTCAGATCTCTCGTCTCCTTGTTTGTATATACAATGAAATATCATAAAGAAGCATCTTCCATACCAGCTACACGCAATTTAACAATATTTGTTATTTGCCATTGTTTTTGGTCAAGCCCTTTAAGGATTCCTAACCATTTATTCCTTAATAAGGCAAACTCATTTACTATTTTTTCAAAATCAACTACATCTAGTTCTCCGTCTACATATTTTTCAACATCGCGACTAGACAATGCTCGTTGATAATTTTCTAAATACTTTTTGAAAAAAGAGCTTCGTAATTTCCTTAGTTCAATATTCAAATAATTTAATATAGCTTCTATTTCTTGCAATTGATTGAAACGATGTTCTACAATTCCCGGAAGCTCTGCAGCAAGTTTTTCAACATTTCCTTTAACCTTACATTCAAGTTTTGCATCTCTTAATTCAGTTTCAAAATGCAATATAGCATCCGGAATTTTTCCAATGTCTCTTGCTACTTCGCTATACCAGCCCATTTATCCTTTCAATATTCTTCATCCTCGTCTATGTCTAGATAATAGGAAATTGCAATATCAAGTGTGTTACAATTTCCTAATGAATTTTTCATTGCATCATCTGTTGTTCCAAAGTCTGCAAGTAGTTCTACAAAATGTTCTGCTGCAACTGTTAACTGTTTCTTATCACAGTGTTCTCGGAATAAACTCCAAATTTCAACTATCTGCTGTTCCGTCATCCTCTATAATCTCCTCTTCCATAGATGGAGTATTTATATCTTTACGTTTATTTGGGTAGTCTTGCATCACCATATCTAATAGTTCGCCAGTCCAATTTTTTCTGTATTCTTTGTGTTCATTTCCTTCACTGTCAATATATCGTAACCTATTTCCGTCTTTAACAAGGTGTCCTTGCTTTTCAAAAAGGTCAACAAGACCACTGTAAGGATTCATACCGGTTTCATAAGGAATCTTAACCTGTACACCTTCAAACGGTTTTGCATAACGTGTTTTCATTACCTTACAAGCTGCACGGATACCTTGCACTTCTGAAGTTTTGTTACCGTCTTCGTCTTCTTTTAGTTTGAGTTTTTTCATTGCAACTACAATACTACTTGCATAGATAAAACCTTGTCCACCTGAAATCTTATCATCTGGATCAAACATGTCTTGACTAGCATATGTATGATTTGTTGCTACAAGTCCTACGTTATGACTGCCGAACATATTAACACAATTCCTTACAAGTGCAGTAAGTGCTTTAGGTTTCCTGCCCATATCACCTTTAAGATCGCCCTTACCAAATTGATCAACATCAGTTGGTGTTAGTAACATGCCTAAGCTGTCGATAACAAATAGTACTTTAGGTTTGTCTTCTCCTTCTAAATTTTTGTAGTCGTCAATAAAAACTGAGATAGTTTTAGCTACATCATCAATCATACTCATGTTTAATTTAAGTAGCTTTTTTTCGCTTGTGTCAACGTTTAAATTCCTAAGCCAGTCTTCATCAAGTGCATTCTCACTGTCGATAAGCACAACAAAAATGTCTTGGTCTTGTGCTGCTTTTACAATGTTACCTGCACAAATATAACTCTTACCTGCACCAGATTCGCCTGCAAATACACTTACTTTACCTAATGGAATGCCTTTGTGAAAATCGCCTGAAATAAGATAGTTTAGTGCATAGTTGCCAGTTGAAATC